GTGGTGCTGGTAAGTTATGCAAATACCCTAATCACGGCTGCAAATGCAGGTGCTTACATCACCGGTAATACTACTGCTCAAATTACCGCACAAGGCGCCGCTGGCAACGTTGTCATCTCAGCTATTAAAAATGTTGATATTAGCTCCAGTTCTGGAAATGTCTTTATCTATTCTGGTTCTGGGCAAGCAAATGTTTATGTTGCAAATACCATTTCTATCACTTCTGTTACCGGAAATGTAAATATTACCAGTTCAAGATTGAATCTTGTTCAATCCAGCAGAATCATTGATCTTGCCGGTAATACTTCAATTCAGTCTAGTGGAAATGTAATTATCAATGCAAATAATATCGGATTCTTTGGTGGTAATACTGGTGCGTATTTACAATCTGTTACAGGAAATGTAAATATTACTACAAATTCCGGCAATCTTTATTTCTACACTGGTTCTGGACAAGCAAATGTTTATGTTGCAAATCAGATCTCTATCACATCTGTAACAAATACCGTAAGCATTGTCTCCGCAGGAAATATCACTATTCAGCCGAGCACTGGTATAATAAATATCCCTGGGTCAAGCCAAATACAGATTAATGGAACAAAGGTTATTGGAACTCGTGGCGCCGCAATTGCAGACGCAATTACTGGTGCTAGTGCAACGGCAAATAATGCTGCAAATACTGTGAATTTAATATTGGCTGCTCTAAGAACACACGGTCTAATTGCTCCATAATGGGCACCGGAGATTATTAAATGACAGTAAAAATAAAGCTTGCAAGAGCTAACGGAGCGCTAGTTTCATATCCTGCTAGCGCTCCGACTATAGTGACAAATGCGGTCAGTGAATTAATCACTCAATATTCCAATACCGCAACCGTATTGCAATATGACGCCACCACTTATGCAAATGCTGTGGCATATGTTGACGGCAAGTCTTATGTAAATACAAGTCAACTATCTTCAAATTTAGCTAATTACCAGACCACTGCTGGTCTTGCTTCAAATGTAGCAGTATTAGCTGCAAACTCCGCTGGCTTTTTGGGTAATTCATCTGGCACCATTGCTAATGTTTCATCCTGGATTACTTCAAATGCTGGTGCTGCTTACACCAATGCTGTCTCTTATGTTGATGGCAAAGCATATGTAAATACTGCACAACTCTCTAGCAATCTAGCAAACTATCAGACCACTGCTGGTCTAGCCGCAAACGTTGCTACTCTTGCCGCTAATAGCGCCACTTATGCTAATGCTTCAATATCTAATACATTTACCATTGGCACTGCAACTTACTTTGTCGCTAATGGCAATGTCGGTATTGGGACTACAACACCTGATGCTAGACTAGCAGTTTCTGGCACAGCTAATGTTTCTGGGAATGTGGTTATTGGTGGTGCTTTAACTTCTGCTAATCTTACTACACAAAACATTGGTGTAGGGGCAAATATACAGCTCACCACAACTCAACTTTTTGTTGGCAATTCAACCGTTAATATCAATTATTCAGCAACTGAAGTTTTTATTCGTGACACCACAACAAGTGGATTCATGAATTCATCAATGATGAGTGTTGGCTCGACAATTGTAAATACTTCTACAATAAAAGTAGGATCCACCACAGCTAATAATACATTAATAAACACAGCTGCTATTAATGTTATTGGTCAGGTAAATGCTGCCACGATCAATATTACCGGATCCGCGGTTATCGGCGGTGTCACTACTCATAATGCAAATGTTATTTTAGGGGCTTCTGGCTTATCTGCTAATGGTGGGTTTGGCACCGCTGGACAACTACTGAATTCTAACGGTTCTGCAACTTATTGGGCTGCAGATAAAGCGACCAATGCTTATTCAAATGCAGTCTCTTATGTTGACGGTAAAGCCTATGTAAATACAAGTCAACTCTCTAGCAATTTAGCAAACTATGCTCTTTTGACTGGTGCCACATTCACCGGGAATGTTCGAACCCAACAAAGTGCACAAGTTGATGGGAATTTAGTAGTATCCGGCAATTTAACTGTGACCGGAAATGTCACAGTAATCGGCGCAAATAATCTATCAGTCGTTGATAATATGATCTATTTGAATTCCAATAGTGCCGTATCAAATCCGGATTTAGGGTTTGCTGCTAATTATAATGATGGAATTTACCATCATGCTGGATTCTTCAGAGATGCTTCCGATGGTATTTGGAAAGTCTTTGATAGTTATCTTCCCGAACCAGATGCTTCACCTTATATTGACACAACCAATTCATCTTTTCATATTGCTAACTTCCAAGCAAATATTGTTTATGTGGGAAATACCACAGTATATTCTACAGTTAATACAACATCTTTTAGTGGCACTTCAAATAATGCTACATTTGCTTATGGAAAGACTGAAGGTAATTTAAATGCCAATAATGCTTTAACTGCAAATTCAAGTACTTTTCTTGGTACCGCTAATTTAAGCAATATTCAGACTTTTATAACTTCAAATGCCGCAACTGCCTACACAAATGCCGTTGCATATGTTGACGGTAAATCCTATGTAAATACAAGCCAACTATCTTCAAATCTAGCAAACTACCAGACCACTGCTGGATTGGCTTCCAATGTTGCTACACTTGCTGCAAATAGTGCCACTTATGCTAATGCTTCAATAAGCAATATTTTTACCATTGGTACTTCAACTTACTTTATTTCAAATGGTAATGTTGGTATCGGTACTAATGCACCAGAATCTCCATTACATATTAAATCTATCGGTCCAATTCAATTAATTTTAGAAGCTGACTCGGATAATATCACTGAGACAGATAATCCTAGAATTGTTATGAAACAAGATGGTGGTGCGGTAGTAGGAAGAATAGGTTATGCTAATAATACAAATGACATAGAAGTACTTAATGAGCATCCTGGTTCACTACATTTAGGTACGGCTAATACCATAAGAATTACTGCTGATGCTGGAGGCAACGTTGGTATCGGAACTACAACACCTGATGCTAGACTAGCAGTTTCGGGTACTGCTAATGTTTCTGGAAACGTGGTTATTGGTGGTGCTTTAACTTCTGCAAATCTTACCACAACTACCAATACAGCAACATTTGGTAATAGCGTATATATTACCGGTGGTGGAATTGTCGGCATTGGGACTAGTTCACCTAGCCAAAGTTATAAGCTCACCGTTGCTGCTGCTGCATTGGCTTCAACGCTTGGTGCTACTTCTAATGCATTCCAAATATATACCACCACAAATAACGTTGATTATATTAACTTTACTAAAATCCGCCAAGCCGTAGGATCTGATTGGTCCACATCGGCTTGGAGAATACAGCATGTTGTTGATGCTACTTCCATGGCTTATATCCAATTTAGTGGAAATGGAATACAAAGAGGTTTAACCTTTGGTACCGATAATGCAGAACGCATGCGCATTGATCCTTCTGGCAATGTTGGCATTGGAAATACTACACCAGATGCTAAGCTTGCTATTACAGGCACGGCTAATATTTCTGGAAATGTAGTAATTGGTGGCGTCACCACTTTAAATGCAAATGTTATTTTAGGGACTTCTGGTTTATCAGCAAATGGTGGTTTTGGTTCTGCTGGTCAAGTTTTAACTTCATCCGGAGACACCGGAAATGTATATTGGTCCACAGCTTCTGGTGGCGGTGGTGTATCAACTGGTAAAGCAATTGCAATGGCAATGATTTTTGGTTAAAGGTAATTTAATAAATGGCAAACCCAAATATAGTAAATGTAACAAGCATTTTAGGAAAAACTGCAGTTGCAAATGTAAGCACAGTATCAAGTAATATTGTCACAAATAGTGCTGGTAGCAATACAATTGTTAAGATCAACACTTTGATGGCATCAAATATCAATGCCACAGCCACATTTGATTTTTCTGCAAGCATATTTCGCAGCAGCATAGATTATTCACTTGCATCTACAATAGCTATACCATCTGATGCATCTTTGGTTGTTCTTTCTAAGGATACTGCTATTTATTTGGAAGAAGGTGATTCCATTAAATGCACAGCTTCTTCCAATGGTGCTATTGTTGCCGTTTGTAGTTATGAAATAATCAGCTAAATATGAGGAAATAGTCAAGTGGGCTTTAATTCTTTCAACGGTGGGATAATAGGGAAAGCTAATGAACCATCTGGTAGTGTAGCAAGTGGTGTGTGGTCATTAGCTAGACAATTTTTAAGTAGAACTAGTAACTTGTGGCCTACTGCAGGACTTAGTGTTGAATTTCTAGTAATAGCAGGTGGTGGCGGCGGTGGAGGCGGGGTCGGCGGTGGCGGCGGCGCCGGTGGATATCGTAGTTCTGTAATAGGTGAATCTTCTGGTGGTGGATCCACAGCCGAAGCAACTATTCTATGTATCCCTCTTACAAATTATACCGTAACAATTGGAGCAGGTGCACCTGCTCCCCCCAACATCAGCACAGTACCAACTTCCGGTTCTAATTCAGTATTTGATATTATCACATCATCGGGAGGCGGTTCTGGTGCAGGTCGAACCGCTGGTACTTATTCTTCTGCATCAGGTGGTTCAGGCGGTGGTGGTGGGCGTGTTAACGCCAGTGGTTCACCGACTGGCGCAAGCGGAAGTAGTGGTCAAGGGCGAGCAGGTGGTACTGGTCTCGGTGACTACTCTGCTGGTGGTGGTGGAGCAAACACAGCTGGTGGTAATGCAACTGCTTCGCTAGCTGGCGCAGGTGGTGGTGGTATAACTTCAAGTATAACAGGATCCGCTTTGGCTAGGGCTGGGGGAGGTGGTGGCGTAGGTTCTAATGCTGTTGGTGGCGCTGGTGGTGCAGGCGGCGGTGGTGCTGGTGGTGCTATCGGAACAAATGGAACAGTTAATAGAGGTGGAGGGGGTGGGGGCTCCACTAGCTCAACCAGCGCAAATATCCCAGGTGGTGGTGGATCAGGTATAGTAATTTTAAAATATCCTGCCACTTTTACTTTAAATGCTAGTGTTGGTTTGACCACTTCAACCACTACAATAGGTGCTAATAAAGTCACACAAATAACAGCCGGTACTGGCACGGTTTCTTGGAGTATATAATATGGCACATTATGCATTTTTAGATGAAAATAACGTAGTCACAATGGTAATAGTAGGCAAAGATGAAGGTGAAGATGGCATTGATTGGGAAGACTTCTACGGTGCTGTCCGTACTTCATATAATACCTCAGCTGGAGTTTATTATAACCCTGAAACAAGAGAACCTACGCCAGATCAAAGCAAAGCTTTCAGAAAAAACTATGCAGGAATCGGTTACACTTATGATCCTGTGAGAGATGCATTTATTCCACCAAAGCCTTTTGATAGTTGGATTTTAAATGAGGATACATGTTGTTGGGATCCACCAATCGCTTATCCAACTGACGGAAATCAATACTATTGGGATGAGAACAATTTAAAGTGGGTAGAAATAACTAATTGATTCCCTATAAATATAAAAAAGATATTTTCAAGGAAAATAGATAAATGGCTATACCAACTTCCAGAGCATCCTTTAAAGAATATTGCCTCAGATCTTTAGGAAAGCCAGTGATTGAAATTAACGTTGATGATGATCAAGTTGATGATCGTATTGATGAAGCTCTAAAATATTACTGGGATTATCATTTTGATGGTTCTGAAAAACTTTATTTCAAATATCAAGTCACTGATCAAACCAAAATCGACCGTTATGTTCCAATGCCAGAAAATGTAATCGGTGTGGTAAATCTATTTCCTATTGGGCAAGCTCTGAACACAAATAATCTGTTTAATATCAGATATCAAATTGCACTAAATGATCTCTATACATTGACCTCTGTTTCAATGGTACCATATTACATGGCTTTGCAACATGTTCAGTTCCTAGAACAAATGCTAGTAGGTCAACAACCCATCAGATATAATCGCCACATGAATAGACTCTATGTTGATATGGATTGGAATATCATAAGTGCGGGTGACTATATTGTTGCAGAGGCTTATCAGATAGTTGATCCAGATGTATATACAGATGCTTGGGCTGATCGTTGGCTTCTTCGCTATGCAACTTGCTTGATCAAATTACAATGGGGAAACAACCTTAAGAAGTTCCAAGGTATGCAACTTCCCGGCGGGATTCAATTTAATGGTCAAAAGATTTACGAAGAAGCACTCCAAGAAAGAATTGATCTTGAAAAAGAAATGATTACTTCTTACAGCTTGCCGGTAACAGATATGATCGGCTGAGGGTATACCAAATGCGTGGGTCAGCAAATTTCTATTTCAATAATTTTGCATCATCAGGAGAGCAAGATCTTCTTCATGATCTGATTATTGAATCCATTAGTATGTATGGGCAAGATATGATCTATCTCCCACGTGAAGTAGTAAACTATGATAAACTACTTGGCGAGGATGACCAATCAAAATATACCAAAGCATACCAAATCGTAACATACATTGATTCCATAGATGGATTCTCTGGTGATGGGAATTTTGCATCTAAGTTTGGTCTAGAAATACGTGATCAAATCAATCTTATCATTGCACAAAGAATATTCTCCGAAGAAGTAGGTTCGCAGACCGGTCAAACAAGACCAAATGAAGGTGACTTGCTATTCTTCCCACTCAATAAGAAGTGCTTTATTATCAGATTTGTCGATAAGTTTTCAATGTTCTATCAATTAGGGACCCTTCCTACTTGGAAACTTACATTAGAACTATTTGAATATTCAAATGAAATATTTGATACTGGCTATGCAGATATTGATATCATCCAAGAAAACTTTTCATCCAATATTATTGATTGGGCTCTACTTGATGAAAATGGTGATTATCTCACCGATGAATCTGAAAACATTTTGGTCATAGAAAAATACAACGTTGAAACAATAAATCCATTTGCAGATAATAATACTCTACAATCCGGAGGTATAAACTTCCCAGAAGGATCAGATGATTTCATTGATTTTACAGAGAAAGATCCTTTCAGTGAAGGATTCTAAAAATGTTTACCAATGAACCATTTTACTTTTCTTCAATTAGAAAATATGTCATTCTTTTTGGAACCCTTTTCAATAATATTAAAATTACCAGATCAGATAATACTGGAAAAGTAACTTCTCTTATGAAGGTACCCATTGGTTATGGCCCTAAGGAAAAGATGCTTACACGTGTCATTCAAGATCCAAATATTGATAGACAAACTGCAATTCAACTTCCTATTATGTCATTTGAAATTACTGGATTCAATTACGACGGTGATCGTAAAAGACAAACGGTGCACCGAATTGCATCTATTGATCCAGATAACCCTGATAAAAATAAATATCAATACAGTCCAGTACCTTATAATATTGGATTCTCATTAAGCATATATGTAAAAAATGCTGAAGATGGAACTAAAATTGTAGAACAAATACTTCCATATTTTACACCAGATTGGACCACAACAGTCAATCTGATTCCAGAAATGGATATAAAGATGGATATTCCATTGATACTTGAAAGAGTAAACACCGAAGATACCTACACAGGTGATTTTAAAGATCGTAGGGCTTTGGTTTGGACTTTAGAATTTACAATGAAAGGTTATCTATATGGACCTATCAAGAAGTCTGGAATCATCAAATATATTGATGTAAATATTCATATTCCATCCATTGATGAATTAGTTGATAGCGTAGGTAATACGGATCCAACATCTGCAATTTCAGTGCAGCCTGGTTTACTTGCCAATGGTTCACCCACCACAAATTCTGCTCTATCAATTCCTGTTTCTCAAATTAAATCAACAGACAATTATGGATTTGTCATTGATATAACGGAAAACTAAGATGAACGACGATGATCCAATTGGGAAGTCATTAGGGCTTCCAGCTTATACTAATGAAACCGCGGTGGCTAATATAGTTGCCGCGGCAAAGAATGATTCTGCGAAGGAAGATTTTACTTTTGCTAGAGCCAATATGCGTGAAGTAATTCAAAATGGGTCGGATGCCATAGAGAGAATGGCACAAATAGCAGATCAGTCTCAGAATGCTAGAGACTTTGAAGTATTATCTAATCTAATGACCACAGTTGTCAATGCTTCAGAAAAATTATTAAGGATTCAAAAGGCAATCCGTGAAATTGACCGAACAGATGAACCTCACAATGAAGAGACTAAACAAGTGACCAACAATTTATTTGTTGGATCAACAACAGAACTTCAAAAGATCTTGTCTGACCTAAAGAACAAATAACCATTCCTTTAAGGTCAATACCTATTATACCAATAAAGAGTACTAATGTCAACAAATATATTTGAACAATTTAAATCTTATAACGGCAATCCAAATTTAAAACGATCTGGAGTTGCCGTTAATTGGACTCCAGACATTGTTGCAGAATATGCAAGATGTTCACAAGACGTGATCTACTTTGTAGAAAAATATATGATGATCATCAATGTGGATCGTGGTTTGATTAACTTTGATCCATATATCTATCAACGTGAGATGCTCAAGTCCATGACTGATGAGCGCTATACTATTATTGCCACAGCCCGACAGGCAGGTAAGTCTACGGTTACGGTCGCATTTATTCTTTGGTATATTCTTTTTAATTCAGATAAAACCGTAGCGTTATTAGCAAACAAGGGTGAAACTGCTCGTGAAATCTTGGGTAAAGTTCAATTAGCCTATCAACATCTGCCCAAGTGGCTTCAGCAAGGTGTCACTGAATGGAATAAAGGTTCTTTTGAACTTGAAAATAATTCCAGAGTTATTGCTGCCGCCACATCTTCCGATAACATCCGTGGTTATGCTATTAACTTGATCTTTATTGATGAGGCTGCATTCATTGAAAACTGGGATGAGTTCTTCACCTCAGTATATCCTACTATTTCTTCTGGTACATCCACAAAACTTATTCTTGTTTCAACTCCAAATGGTCTAAATCACTTCTATCATATTTGGACAAATGCACAGCTAGGCAAGAACTCTTATAAACCTATTATGGTTCATTGGTCTGCTGTTCCTGGTAGGGATGAAGCTTGGAAACAAGCCACTCTTGCCGCAATGAATTTTGATATACAGAAGTTCTCTCAAGAATATGAAGTAGAATTCCAAGGAAGTTCTGGTACACTCATTGCAGGTTGGAGATTAAAACAACTTCAAGCTGAAATACCATTTCACCAAAAAGATGGGCTAACTGTTTATGAGAATTCAGTCAAAGGGAATACCTACGTTTGCATAGTTGACGTATCACGTGGAAAGGGTTTGGACTATTCAGCCTTTAGTGTGATAGATGTATCAAGAATGCCTTATAAACAGGTTTGTGCTTACAGAAATAATTTGGTGGCACCGATTGACTATGCGGAAGTGGTTTACAGAATATCAAAGTCTTATAATACAGCCGCAATTCTTGTTGAAGTAAATGATCTAGGTGAACAAATATCCACCTCCTTGCATTATGATTTTGAATATGAAAATCTTCTCTTTACCGAAAGTGCTGGGCGAAGTGGTAAAAAAATATCCTCTGGGTTTGGCAATAATGTCGACAAGGGAATAAGAACCACTAAGACAGTTAAGTCCGTTGGTTGCTCAATACTTAAACTTTTAATTGAGCAGGGGCAACTTTTGGTTAATGACAAGGATACTATATCCGAACTATCTACTTTCTCTAAGAAAGGCGTGTCTTACGAAGCAGAATCAGGTAATCATGATGATATGGTAATG